AAATAATTAAACAGGGTAACAAATGAACTTTGATCACGAAATACAAGACGTAAACTTAATCATTACTGCGCTTGAGCACAAGATTAGGGATATGCAATTGCTAGTGCAGAAAATGATAGCTAAAACGCAAGAGCAAATGCCTGCAGTAAAGACTGAGATAGAAGCACAGACACAAGCAGAGTCTAATAACTAAAAGTAATATAAAACAATTATTTAAGGGTCGAAACGAATATGACACCAGGCGGACAATTAGGAAATAAGAATGCAAGTAAATCTCGCATGTTTTCCGATCGCCTGCGAGTTGTATTAACGACTGAGCCACATCGACTGAGAGCCATTGCCGAGCAGTTGGTGTCAAAGGCAGAGGAAGGCGAACCTTGGGCGATCAAAGAGCTAATGGACCGTCTTGAGGGCAAAGCAATACAAGCGACAAGCATAGAAAACGCAGACGGTTCGCCAATCATACAAAGCATACAAGTATCTTTTGTAGCGCCAGATGGATCAGAGTGAACTTAATGCAGCGATCACCAAGGCAGAGTTCCCTGTTAAGTTGCAGTGCCTTTTTGAGAAGTCGAGATACAAATGTATCTACGGAGGCCGAGGATCATCAAAGAGCTGGTCTGTCGCAAGAGCGCTGCTTATCCTGGGTGCAAAGCAAGTCCACAGGATTTTGTGCGCCAGGGAATTTCAGAACTCCATATCTCAATCGGTACATAAGCTACTTAGTGACCAGATCGTTGCGCTTGGCCTGACTGCGTTCTACGAAATTACAGAGCGCACAATTAGGGGCGCAAATGGCACAGAATTTAGTTTTGTTGGCCTAAAAAACAATCCGCACAACATAAAATCCTACGAGGGCTGCACAATTGTCTGGGTTGAGGAAGCGCAAGCGGTGTCAGCTAGGTCTTGGGATATTCTTATTCCTACGATTCGTGCCAAGGATTCTGAGATCTGGATTACCATGAACCCAGAGCTAGAGTCAGATGCGACTTACCAACGCTTTGTGTTACATCCGCCAGAGAATTGCATTAGCAAAAAGGTCAACTGGTCAGATAATCCCTGGTTTCCTGAAGTATTGGACCATGAGCGCAGGACATTGCAGGCCAGAGATCCAGAGGCGTACAACACAGTCTGGGAAGGATTGTGCAGGCAGACTGTGGACGGTGCGGTGTTTGCCAGGGAAATGCAAAGCGCAGAGCTCGAGGAGCGCATCACTAAGGTGCGTTACGATCCTACCAAGCCAGTTATTGCAGTCTTTGACCTTGGCTGGGCAGACAGTACGTCTATTTGGTTTGTCCAATTCATAGCGCAAGAGATTAGGTTGATACGTTACATTGAGGACAATCAGCAGACAATCAGCCATTATTTGTCGCTTATGCAGACTTACGGTTACGTTTATGATACTTTATGGTTGCCACATGATGCACAAAACCGAACCATCGGATCAAACGGACGGTCCATTGAGGAAATTGTTAGAGCTGCAGGATTTAAAACAAAAATCATCCCTAGAACGCCTATCGCAGATTCTATTAATGCAGCAAGAACTATATTCAGAAACTGCTACTTTGACCGAGATAATTGCTATGATGGACTCCAATGTCTCAGGCATTACAAGTACGAAGTAGACCCAGATACAAAGCAATTCAGCAAAAACCCTTTGCACGACCAGTATTCGCATGGTGCTGATGCGTTCAGGTACATTGCGCTGGGCGTACAGGAAACTAGACCAAAACGAGCAAAACAAGTAAACTATGCACCACCACAGTCGTGGATGGCGTTATAACTTATTTGGAGTAAATGTGCCTACACTAGCCGATGTATTTAGTGCTGCAGATAGTTTTAAGCGCAGATTGACAGATGCTGCTATGAATCCAATTGCTAGTTTTCAGCAAATGGTGGGTAACGCTAATGATAAAGCTGGTGCTTACAACCAACAACTTACTGAAACTGCTAAAGAACCATTGAACGGCCCTAAAACAATGGCTTTAGCGCAACAAATGGCTGAAGGATATTCTCCTGGCGGTATGACCGTTTGGCATGGTTCGCCTTACAAATTTACAAAATTTGATCCTAAAAAAATTGGAACAGGTGAAGGCGCACAGGCTTTTGGACATGGATTATATGTGGCTGAAAATCCAACGGTTGCAAAAGGATATGCTAAAAATGTCAAAGATTTAGATTCAATACAATCTTATAACCAAAGACTTAAACAAATTTTAAAAATAATGGATGAGGATTCTGTATATCCTGGTGCTTATAGAAATTTTAAGTCAGAAAAAGGTAAAAAAGCCGCTCAAGAATATGATGCAATTTTGGAAATGAGAGATCAAAAATCAACTGATCATGGTAATTTGTACAAAATTGATTTGCCTGATGAGCATATAAATAAAATGCTTGATTGGGACAAACCTTTTAGTCAACAACCTAAAAATGTACAAGAAGCATTAGCTAAACATAATCCTGATATGTATCACCCTAAAAGTGAAGATTTTGATCCTACAGAACGTGGTCAATGGACATATATGCGATTAGCTAATGAAATGACTCAAAAAAATGCAAGCAACAAATTAGCTGAATTAGGCGTACCAGGCATTAAATATCTTGATGAAGGTAGTAGGCCTTTAGGTGAAGGCACTAAAAACTTTGTAATATTTCCTGGCAATGAACATTTGTTAAATATTAAAGATATTAATGGACAACCCATTCAATAAGGGCAAACATGGCATACGATTCAAATACGCAAGATTACGATCCAATAATTGACGAAGCTAAACAGTTTCTAAAGTTTGCAAATGATGCGGACACAATGAACCGTCAAGAAGCGCTTGAGGATTTAAAGTTTGCGTCTGGCGGTGACCAATGGCCTGTAGACTTGCAAAACAGCCGTAATTTAGAGTCTAGGCCAGTATTGACCATTAATAAACTGGATGGTTACTGCCGCCAGGTTACCAACCAACAACGTCAGCAGCGCCCCAGGATCAAGGTCCATGCGACTAATACGATTGAAGATGCTGCAGAGGCCAAGGTTGTGCAGGGCATAATTCGCCACATTGAGGTCAACTCCAACGCTGATAACGCTTATGACAATGCCTATAATTACGCAGTTAGAATGGGTTGGGGTTATTGGCGTGTCGATCACCGCTATGTGCGGGAAGATTCGTTTGACCAGGAAATCTTCATTGATCCGATTGACAACCCATTTACAGTCTATTTAGACCCGAATAGCATTGCGGTCGATGGCTCAGACCAAGAGCGTTGTTTAATAACTACAATGATGCCTAAGACCACATTCAGGGAGTTGTACCCTGACGTGGATGAAACATCATTCTTAAGCCGTGGAACTGGAGACACACAAAGCGAATGGATTACCAAAGAAGACATAAGAGTAGCAGAGTACTGGTATACAGTGCGAGAACCCGCAACGCTATATCAGCTCTCAGATGGTTCTACACGGTTTGCCGAAGGTAAAGACTTCTTTGAGCGCATTCAGCGTGCAGGTTTATTCGTGGTTAACGAGCGTAAATCTATTAAGCGCACGATTAAGTGGAAAAAAATAACTGCGGTATCGGTGCTAGAAGAGCGTGATTGGCCTGGTTATTACATCCCAATCATTCCAGTATACGGTCGGCACGTTGTAATTGGTGACAAACGCAAAAAATTTGGTATGGTCCGCCACGCTAAAGATGCCCAGCGCATGTATAACTTTTGGGTCACGTCACTCACCGAATCTGTAGCACTCGCACCTAAAGCAAAATGGTTGCTTGCTGAAGGACAAGATGAAGGGCACGAGTTAGACTGGGCAGCAGCAAACATTAAATCTATGGCTACGCTGCGATACAAGCAGACTGACATTGATGGTAATCCAGCGCCACCGCCAATACGCCTACAACCTGAACCGCCTCCAGCTGGTGTAATGGCTGCAGCGCAAGAAATCAACAGCGACATGGCTACGATCATTGGAATATACGATCCTAGTCAACAATTGCCAGGCAATATGTCTGGTAAGGCGCTGAATGGTCAGCAAATGCAGGTCGATCTAACCAATTTTGACCTATATGACAATTTAACCAAGTCAATTGCGTACACAGGCAAGGTAATATTAGACCTAATTCCTAAGATTTATGATACTGAGCGCATCATGCGTATCATTGGAGATGACGGAAAGCCCGATCTAATATCAATTAACGAGCGCACAGCAGTTGGCAAGGTCAAAAATGACGTGACTGTAGGCCAATACGATGTGGTTATGGAAACAGGACCAGGTTACAACTCCAAGCGCCAGGAAGCGGTCGAGGCCATGATGCCATTGCTCCAAGGCAACGAGCAATTGTTTAATGCTGCAGCAGATTTGGTATTCCGCAATATGGACTTCCCTGGCGCAGACACCATTGCAGACCGTTTAGCAGCCATGAACCCGATGGCGCAGATTGACGAGCATTCAGATATACCGCCTGAAATACAAATTAAGCTCAAAGCAGCGCAAGGCCAAGTGCAACAAATGCAACAACAAATGCAAGCTATGCAGTTGGCTATGAAGCAGCGTGCAGACATTGAGGGCGTTAAGCAACAAGCTGAAACACAGCGAGAATTGATGCGCCAGACAAGCAAAGCGCACAACACAGAGTCTATATTACAGGCTAGGGTGCATGATGCCAACACCAGAGCCATTACAAGCCAGAATCGGGTAGAGATCGAAGCTATTGCAGACTTACTATTGCACAACATGGACACGGCACGATTAGAACGTGAGATACAAATGCGCAACCGTGAGCAATATGCAGCCATGCAAGCAGCAGATCAATCTATCATGCCAAATAATCAACAATAATTGACAGTATAATTACTTTCAGTTATATTGACTAAACCTTACCTGTGAGGTACACAGGGCAAATTCTTAGGGAAAACCTATGTCTAGTGAAAGAGAAGCATCGTCTGTATTGACGAGCGAAAATTCGGGTGAGTTTTATGCTAATAAACTTGGTTTAGCTACGGAAGCTCCTACTGAGGCGGTCGAAACCGAGCCAGTAGTTGAGGATATACCGCAGAGTGAACCAGTTGCAGACGAACCCAAACCAGTAGAGGAAGGCGAAAAGAAGCCGAATCCGAAACTTGAAAAGCGTTTTTCTGAATTAACGAAGCAACGAGAGATGGCACGTCAGGAAGCTGAACGTGAGCGCTTAAGGGCTAGTGATTTAGAGGCACGTTTAGAGGCGCTTGAAAGAGGGTCC